ATAATTACCCTGAACCGAATAAGAAGTAAAATGCTAAAGATTAATCTTTTATAAAATTACTTTTTAGGAGGAGGATGCACATTTCCTTCCATTCCTTCCAAACTGAGTCTTCTGCCTAGTTTCCAAACGAATTTATGAGTAAGTCCAAATACTACTGCAAATACTAGAGCATGGACACCTGCAACAGTGTACTTATCTCCATTTTTTGGAAGACGAAGAAGAATACCAGGACTTAATATGAAAAACAACAATGCACTAAATAAAATAACCAGCAAACTCATTATATATAATAATTATATATTTTTATTGATTACGCACCTTTTTATAAATAAAAAATAAGTAATGTAAAAACAGAAACTAGTATTTTAGTAGTGAAAGATAAATCTTGCTAAATTCATTATATTTATGAACGAAAATATATATTTTATCCTAGATATGTTTTTTATTTTCGCAAGTTATCTAGTTACTATTCCTTTTACCTCTTTCACTAAAATAGCAACAATGTAAAAAAATTGATCAAATATTTTACTCTCATATTTATTTACAAGTTATAAAATGACAATTCCTATGAAGATAAACCCGTTTGTAAAAGACTTGATGGAATCAAGAAAGTCTTTTTTCACCAATTGTAATTTGTGTGAATTATCTAAAAATCCTAACGCAATATATATTTTAGAAAAACATCCTGAAAATATAAGATGGTATTTTTTATCAGCAAACCCTAATGCATTACATTTAATAAAATCCAACCTTAATAAAATAAGTTGGTATATGTTATCTAAAAATACAAATCCACATGCTATATCTATTCTAGAATCAAATCCCACTAAAATTGTATGGCAATCATTATCTATGAATTCATCTGCAATTAATATATTAGAAAAAAATTTGAACAGAATCGATTGGGATTGGTTTTCTGCTAATCCGGCAGCAGTTCCTTATTTGGAAAAACACCCTGAAAAAATAGTATGGGATTTTCTTTCAATGAATCCAAATGCAATACATCTATTGGAAGCAAATCCTGACAAAATTAACAGGTATTATATATCTATGAATCCAAATGCAATAAATTTATTAGAAGCAAATCCAGATATGATAGAATGGGATTTTTTGTCTTGTAATCCATCTGCAATTAAATTATTGGAATCAAATCTAGATAAAATAAATTATTTGCATTTGGTTGGAAATCCAAATGCCCTTCATTTGTTTAAAAACATTCCTGATGATTTTAAAAGCATCAGTTACATGTATTCGAATCCTTCTATTTTTGAATATGATTACAAAGAAATGAAAAACAATATGGATGTTATACGAGAAGAATTACTTATTAAAGCATTACATCCAAACCGTGTTATAAAATGGATTGAAGATGAAAATGAAAATATGTTGAATTGATTGTTTTACCAGAGTTGTTTTTGTATTTAGTATTTTACACAAATTTCTTGAGATTGTATATATATTATTTTTTTATTTTCATCTAGAGGTCCATCGTCTATAATATTTCTTTCAAAATATAACAATGTTTATTAAATTGATACAGTTGGATTCAAATATTCTATATAACATACAATATTTGATAATTTGAAAAACTTGAATCGAATAAAAATATTCCCTCTCTATGGTTAAATATCTTTTCTTTCGTCAAAAATTCTATATACGTCTTTGTCATGGGAAATAATTATAATAAACTTTTTATTTTTTAGATTGTCACGAATTAAATCGATAATTTCTTTTTTCAGTTCGGGGTCTAACCCGGTGGTCGGTTCATCCAATACCAACCCACAATTGGATGGTGAAATTAATCCGGTTAATATGGATATAATCATTCTTTGACCTCCTGACATTTTTTCACCTAATGGTCCTACACGTGTCGTATAAATATCATTATCTTTAAAAAGTTTGCGTATGTTGGGGTATTTTTCAATAATTTGCTTTAAATTTCCATGACAATTGGACGTTTGACTACAACCATACATTATATTTTCAATAATAAGACGGTCAAATAATTTCGAATTTTGATTTATATATACAATATTCTTACGTAAATAATCAGGATCAATTTCACGAATATTAACATCATCTATAAAAATATCGCCTTCATAACTGTTGTACATTTTAAGAACTAGTTTCATCAATGTTGTTTTTCCGCGTCCAGAAACTCCAGTAAACCCTATAATCTTATTATTTAAATATAATTCCATATTAAAGTTTTTAAGAACATAAACATTTTTTGTTCGATATTTGAAAGACACATTTTTAAATGTAATTTTATTAAACTTTAACGAGACCTGTTTATATTTCTTATTGCCTAATAAAAAATCTTTATGTTTGCGATGATTATTATATTCTATTGAATTAACTGCAGGAGGATTATCCAATAGAACTGCCTCATTGTAATGTTCTAATACCCCTTTTGCGCGACCGGCAAATTCGACAAAATCCGAAATTTGCCAAATAACTAATTTAATTTTTTCTCTATATAACATTATTACTGTTATAAATGTAATAAAAATTACCTTATTAATTTGTTTATTTTTTACTCTTTGAATATTATATATTAAAAATACAGCTATAATCGCATATAGTATAAATGTCAATATTGATTCTTGAGTGGTCATATAAAAATAATAATCCTTTGATTTTGATATTGTTGTATTTGTAAGATTATTTAAATTGGTTACTTCATGGGTGGTTTGACCTCTATAAACTATTTTATCCATATTATTGAGCATTTCTAATATATGTGATTCGTTTTTAGTAACATTATCTTCATAGTCTTTATTTTTTTTAACAATAGTAGGCATAACAAAAATTATATAAATTAATAAAAAAATATTGGCAAGAATAAATACTCCTCCCATTTTTGGATCACTATAAGTAAAAAAAACAAATACGACTAAGATAAAAATAATACTTGGCATTAAATTGGTGAATAAATCATTCATAAAAAAGTAAGATACATTTGAAATACGATTAATGGGCGAATTTAATTTAATAAAATTTTTATCTGTAAAATGTTCATTATTGCTTTTCATCAATATACGTATAAGTTCATTACGTATCCAATATCGAAGTTTAATAAGAATTTCGTTTTTAAATCTTTCATATAAGCTATTAAAAAATATATAAAATACCGATAATATACAAAACATTTTGACTAGTCTTTCCATTTCACCAACATTTCCTGTTTGAGAAGTAGAAATAATTTCTGCAATATTTTTTGAAAGACCATATGTTTCTATAGTGCTTACTAAAACACCTATTATTAAAATAAAAAGTGTGTTTATTTTTTCATTGAAAAAAAAGGACAATATAATTTGTAAAATAATATTCATCAATTCTTTTAATTGTGATGTTTATATACATATATTTGATTTATTTAACAATAAAGATCTTACGTTTGGCTTTCTTGGGTTTATTCATGACTTCTTTAACATTTTCTGTTGATTTTTCGTGTATAATTTCATTAGATAAAGATTCCATATTTGGTGTTCCATTTATAGGTTCGTATTTTTCAATAACAATTTTGGGTACTTTAAGTTTTCTTGATCGAATAATTGTTGAAATATTAATATGTTGTTCATTGTTAATATCTACTTCTGTATCATCGGTGGGTATAAAAGTATTTTTCATAAGATTTTTTGAAACTTTTTCTGCATCCACATTTCGTACTTTTTTAAAAACAAAATACCTATTCATAAAGGATATTTCTTTTTCTTCGTTTGTCATTTCTAAAGAGTCTTTATAGTCATATTTTTTTTGCGGATTTTGCTGAATTTCATTTTCTAACTGTTTAAATAATTCGCTGAATAGACCACTGCTATTTGGAAGCCCTATATGATGGGCTTCTTTGTTGGTCAATTCTGTAAAACCGTAATTTTCCAATATCCTTAACAAGTATTTATAATTGACCAAATATTCACGTATAGTTTTATTAATTGATTCTTGAAAAACATCTATCGAATAACCTAACGAATTTTCATTGGGTGGAAACCCTGTTTGTAAATATTGTTTGCGAATTTTTAAAATAGCAGTATTATTTTTATAAATATTGAAATATTCTCCTTTTTCGATTGATTTTAATTTTTGAAAGACGGTTTCTCCGTCATAACAAGAGCCTATAAAATACCCTCCTAAGCGTGTGCATTCACTCAAGTTACGTATAAATTGGTTAAGAGATACATTGTTTTCAAAAAAGTAATGAAGAGCAAACTGGACGGATGAAATATGAAATCCGTCTTTTGCTACTGCATAATTTTTATAAACACCTTTACCTAGTATAACGGCATCTTTTGGACCTTTTCCGAATATTGCCCTTGCGATTTCTTTATCTTTTTCTGTAAAAAAGGCCTGTTCGTTTGTACGAATATTAGAAGCGCTATTTCCTTGAGAAAAAAGACATGATGGACAATTTTTGTATTTCTTTCTGTAATTAATATATCTTGAACATGCACCATTCAATCTGTTTTGAATATTGTCACGGCTAATATCAATCCCAAAGACAAAAGATAGTTTTGAATGTATCCATTTGGGAAGATCTCCTCCTTTTCCACATGCATAATCAATTAATATATTGTCTCTTTCGGAAACCGACTCTATTAATTTCGATTTGACAAAAAGATTATGAAAATCACGCAAAGACCTCGTTAATGAAGGAGACGGATTACTTGTGGTCGATGTTATACCCCCGTCAATATTGTTATAATATATATCATCCTCCGTTATGGATGAAACTGTAGATGGTATACCTTCTCCAGTAGAAATCATATTTTCAGTAATAGGATTATGTATTGAAGTCCAATTGCTATTTGCCACATGATACGCATTTCCGTAATTTTTAATTCCAGCTCGTAATTCACTGGTTTTATCATATCGAACACGTAGAGGAACCCACCTCCATTGATTTTTTTTAGTTAAATCATAACTAAATTCAACAATCATATCTTCTTCGAAATATTCACCTTCTATTGTTTTCATAACAAGCGTTTTATCTTCTCCGACGCCAGATGTACTAGTATCCCCACCCATATTTTGTAAAATAATATTACAAATATAAGCGGTAGAATCGAACGGGTCGCTTGGTTGAAATGGAACAGGTATATAAGTTTCTGTATTATCCAAATCAGATTGACTTGGAATACGGTCATTTATTACTTCCATGTAAGGGTTAATATAAGAGTGTTTATTAACATCGAACCCGCACATCAATATCAGAGTTTTATATTGTTGTATTTGCGCCCCTTCTTGTAAAATATTATGTATTTCATGATTACCTTTTTTGTCTTTTTTTACAGTAACTAAAAAATCAATTGTATTGTATTCAGGTGGTTTCCATTTAAAAGAATTTTCCCAAGTTATTTTATGAAGTGGACCCGCAACTCCAATAGTTGAACTTCCTACCCCTGTATTTGATGGTGTAAATATAAGTCCATCCGTGTTGTATTCAAATAGACCATCTTTCGCTTTAGTTAATATTTCATTACATGCTTGAAATATAGTTACTTCATCAGTTGTCATATAAAATGATTTACATTGAATACGAAAATTACATGATGATGCTGTTGAAACTACAGTAGGTGTACCAGTTTCTTTACGCGCAATATTAGGAGCAACTGTCAATGAGTCAGCCTGTTCAACTGGTATTAAAGAAATGGAAGAAATAAAAGAATTTAATAATTGCAATCGGTTTTTTGTTAGTATGGCGGTTGTTTCATTTACTTTTGTTCGTTTAAATTCCTTTACGTCGTTGTTGTTGGTAATAGCAGATGAATCTTCTTCGTTTATTAGTTGATCGTTTTGTTTTGTAAAAGAATATTCACGAACACTTTTACCATCAATAAAATATATATCAAATCCTGCAAATAAATTAATTATATTTCCTTGTTTATTATATTTAATAAATTCACCATCAATTAAAGTGTTTGTCATTTTTGAAAATGATTTTACTCCAGATGGTTTATTGGAATTAATTACATATCCAGTAAATATAATATTCATATTGGTATCAATCATATATACACGTCCATTGGGGGCAATAAATAACATTCGTCTTTCTCCATCAGCTTTATCTGTAACTGTCATATGGTTTCGTATACTGGGGGTTTTCATTACTGAATTTTCTTTTATTTGAGTCTCTTTTTTTGAATTATCAACAATATTTGAAATTTGAAGAGTGTATGACGATGGTCCAATAAAATCTTTTGGTAATATTTGACGACTAGAATTACCATTCCCATGGATTAAATTTAAATATGTTTGTTGTATGGTTTCTCTTTCAGTAAAAGAGATCGGATAACTTGTCTTTTGAAACGCAGTTAAAATATGTCGAATTGTTTTACGAATAATTGTCAATAATTTTAACGGAGTATCGTATTCCGTTCCAATACCGACTTTACTGTTGTCAATTTCCAACTCAATGTCGTATTTTTCGTCATTAGTAAATACACCACTTTTTTCGTGAGTATAAGTTGGAATTGGATCACTTCTTCTGTCTTTGGTTTTTTTTGTCTTCTTTGATTCTTTGATAATTGATATATCCGCAAATATAGGATAATGTGGGTGAAAAAATCTCACACGGTTTAAATATCGAAATATCTTTTTAGTATCCGTCCATTTACTAATAATATCACGGGCAACGCCATAACTTGGCGAGAAATCTTCTTCCATTTGATAACTAACACGAAATCCATAATCCATAAAATCTACCGGTAAAATTCGATTATTGTTATTTTTATCAATTGCCATCGTTTTTCGTGTAAATTTGATTTTATCACGATTCGTAGATACAGTAGAAGGAAGATCTAATACTTTTTGGATACTGTTTGATTTACAATATTCTTGAATAAGATCTAACCCGGCTAATTCAGCACGAATATTAGATATTTTATTATATCCAGTTTTATGATCTGTATATTCATTACTAATACGTAATAGATGATTGCCTGTTTTATTAGAAGTATCAAATCCTAGTTGATAAAGTTGTTTTATTACATTATCATAATCGATTTTAGTTATTGTTTTATTGGAAAATACTTTTTCGACACCGGTTGCGTTGTTTGCAGAATGTTTATAATTAATATATCTGCTAGTTGCATTAAATCGTATTTCTAATTCAGATGTTTGATTATTAGATTTAATTATAGGATTAGATTCGATATATATTTTAACCATATGTTCAAATCTTTCTTTCGAATCTGTAGCATTTGGGTTAAAATGATTTGACGGTATTTTACCATTCATATTGTTCATTATTATGATAAACCCTATATAGATATATTATATTATTATTTTTATGCAATAGTGTGTATCAATTTTTTGTATTATTTTATTGGTGTAAAATAACAACTGGTTTTAGGGGGGGGGAGAATGTACACTAAAACAATTATTTTACAAATGTTATTTACATGATAATATACGAATAACATACGAAAGTATCATTGAAATCATCCTTTACACTCTCACTCCCTCCCATGTCCCTATCCCATTACATATTCTTCCTCACTAACCTGCAGGGCATAATATAGTATTATATATTAAGTAGTGCTTAATGTCTCTGAATAATTTATTAAATTTACCGTTTTCAAGAAAAAACATAAAAAAAATGCAAGGAGGGATTGATAATATTGAATTAACATCAGGTAATAAAATAATAAATAGTATAGTTTTATTTGTTCTTTATTTTTTTATTTTGTTTTTTGTTGGAATAGGATTGGACAAAATAGCCAAACGTGAAACAGGTGTATCTCCAGAACAATTTACGTATGCGTTTGTCACAATTCTTATTATAATTAGTATTTTAATATTTGTATACGGAACTCGAATATATGAGTCTTCGTTTAGTGGTATCTCTATTCCTATACGGTTGATATCTTTAATATTTATTATTTTTGTTTTTATAACATTAATATATTTTTTTGATATTGGTAATTATATATTTATTGGTTTAATTATATTAATTGTAATCGTCGGTTTAGCTATTATATTAAACGTATTTTATAATGTATTTGAAAAATCTATACAAAATAATTCTTTAAAATTTGTAATAGAATTTATATTTTTTATTCCGTGTTTGTTAAACGATATTTTGAAATGGTCATTAGATCAAATAAAAATGACAAATTATTCAACATATATATTGTTAATTATAGAGTTTTTTTTAATACTGAGTTATTTTTATTTACCATCCATAATAAATAAAACTTTTGTAAAAGGAGGATTACTTATCCAAGATATCCCTTTTTATATAAATAAAGGCAAACAAAAAACGATTGCTACATCTGCCGATTTAAAAATTAATACAAATTCTAAAAACAAATCAGATTTACATTCTGAAATAAACTCAATAAATTCAGTTAATTATAAAAACCCTTATTTTAAAGACTATGCTTTTTCAATGTGGATAAATATGAATCCACACAATATTTCATCCGACACAGAAATAGTTATTTTTAGTTATGGTTACCCAAATAATGGAACAAAAATCAAAGAATGTTATAAACCAAAAATAACATATAGTTATAGTTCAAATAATAAAGCACAGTCAGTAAAGGATGTATATAGAATATATTTTACAGGGGATAATAATAAAAATATGAACTTTTACGAAATACACGTACCAAATCAAAGATGGAATCATTTTGTAATAAATTATA